GCTCCATCACGATGCCCGCATTGACGAAGGGCGCTTTCTTCTTCTCCATGAGGAACCCCATCACGGCGAACGCCGCCAGCTCCTCGCCGCACATCCCCAGGCCCGCGACGACCTCGCCCTGTTTCGCTTCGTGCATCTCGCCCCGTGTAACATAGGCATCGACGAGCTTCTGCGGGATGTGTAATTGCTTCGCCAGCTCCGCAGCGTCGAGCGCGATCTGCGGGATGTCGGTCATGTCGGCATCCGACAGGTCGCGGATGATCTTGCCGGGATAGGGCTTCTTCATTACCTGGACGCGCATTTTTTTATTTCTCCTTGTGGACAAGTTACAGATGCGGGCGTATTTTAAAACCATGAAAAAAATATTGCAACTTTTCAGGCGGCGCAAGTCATCGGCGAAGTTCGCGGAGGGCGGCGTAACCATCGAAGGCGACCCCGAAAAATATCCCGAAGGAAGCCCGCAAAGAAGTGTCGCGGCGCTTGTGCAAAAACATAACGAGATGGCAGAAGAGGCGGGAAACTCCGGCATGAATGTATCCCTTGAGATTTCCGCTGACGAGGCGGAGGTCTTTGGGGCGGCAATAGAAAGGCGACAAGAACTAATGGATAAAGGGGCTCTTGACCTATCGCCCGATGAGCTCCAGGAGTGGGATGAAATTCAAGAAACGATGCGACCCCATCAGCAACAGCTAATGAATAGCCTGGAGGAGGCTGGCGCAACCGGGATGCCCTGGCAGCCGCCAACGGAGGAAGGTGCTGCGGACGAAGGCGAGGGCGCTCTGGAAGCGGCTATCGGGGAGGCGAGGGAAAGGGACCCGGACTTCGATGAAAAGCTCAAGGCCTGGAACAAAGCTCAAGAAGGCGAGGACGAGGACGACGAACCCAGCGGCCCCCGGAAGCGATGCCCGAAGGGGAGCAGGAAAGACGACAGCGGGACTTGCCAGAAATACTCCGAGGCCGAGGCGACCGACGATGCCGAAAGCCCATCGCAGAGAGTGATGCGGCGCGCCCAAGAGGCCATCGCCGAATTAAAAAAGAAGCGCGAGGAGTCGGGGGCAGAGAAAAAAGACACCTGGGGGACCGGGTCTGGAACCGAGCGATGCCCGAAGGGGAGCAGGAAAGACGACAGCGGGACTTGTCAAAAATACTCCGAGGCCGAGGCGACCGACCCGGCCCCGAAAAAGAAAACCCTACGCGAACGCCTGGGAGCCAAGAAGAAATGCGATGACGACTGCCCGGACGACAACGATGGCCGCCAGGCGAAACAATTCAAAGCACCCCCAGGCCGTGAGGAGCAGGTCAAAGCCCTTAAAAAAGAGGATGTGAAGAACCCCTACGCCGTGGCCTGGTCGAGCTACGATGCGAAGAACGCCGAAAGCTACGCCCCCATCTGTTTCAGCGATAACCAGCTACCCGGCGGCGACTTCGACGCTGTGCAGAACGAGGATGGAACCTGGAACATCGGCATCGACAAGGACATCCCGATAATGGGAACGGTCCAGGAGGTCGGGGTAAAAGGCAACGAGCGCCCGATTGGGATAAAATGGCTACGGGCAGCCCTGCGGAAGCATCGCGCCCTGGAGGAGCAACCCGGCGGCGCGTACTATGCGCCTGTCCACCTTAGACACCATGCGGAGAACAGCGACCACGATGAAACCGTCCCCGCCGGGTTCCTGCGGCTGAACCGCATCGCCCCGGCGTTCGACGGGGGCGACAACCAGGCCGCCATCTTCGCGACCCTGTACAACGTACCCGATGAAATCTACCAGCAGATCAAGGCGAAGAAATGGGCGTTTCGCTCCGTAGAGGTCGCATCTTGGGACAAGCCCCAGGTGTCGTCGCTGTCTTTGCTGAACACCGAGGCGCCTTTTTTCAAGTATCCAAATTTGACCATCGGCAACGAAACCCCAGCCGTAGCCGTGAACGTATTACCATTAGAAGCCGCCGCGCCAGCCCTCGCCCTGTGCGAGTCCGGGGCCGGTGGATCAATCCTGTTTAACTTTAGCGAGGCCCGAAGAATGGCAGAAGAAAAAATTAAAGAAGAGATCGAGATCGAGGAGGATCTGGACCTCAACGATGAAGATGTCGATGTCGATGTTGACGTTGACGAGGATGAGGAGGGCGCGACCCTGTCAGAGCTGGCCGGGATGATGCGCGAGCTGATGAGGCGCTTAGACGATGAAGTGGAGGATGAGGAAGTCATCGAAGAGGTCCGCGACAAGCGGAACGAGGATGTACCCGTAGATATTGCCGCCAGCGCGGGCAAGATGGCCGCCATGCTTTCCGAGATTTCGGGCCGCGTGTCCGGGCTGGAGTCCAACCAGCGCAAGGGTCGCCAGCGCCAGGCGTTGGCATCCTACGTCGAGAAGTCCCTGGGCAAGCTGTCCGGGTACAATCTCCCTGATAGCCTGGGCGACACCATGACGAAGATGGCGCAGACCGCCGGGGGCAATTACAAGAAGCTCCTGGATCAGTTTGTCTCCACCTTCAAGGCGACCGCCAGCCGGGATGAGGATCTCGCAACGCTCGACGACTTCGAGCAGTCCATCAGCATCGGCCAGGGCGACGAGGCGCTGGCGAAGTTCGCCCAGAAGGGCGAGGCATCGCTGACCAACGCCCGGAAGCATCTGCGGACCTTCAAGAGCTTGCAGGACAAGGGCGTTCGATTTGCGGATGGCGTTGACGATCCCGCCAACTTCATCGACATTCTCACCAACGAAACCAATACCGAAAACTGAGAGGGTAAAAAATGGCTGCACTAACAGCATCAACAACGATCACCAGCCGAAGCCGTGGCCTGCAAGAGCAGGTTGTAGTTAGCGGCGACACGATCTACAGCGGATCGCTTGTCGGCCTGGGCGTGGGAATCACCCCTGGCTATCTCGTCCCCTGGGGAACCGGAGATGGAACGACCGCCGAGATCGCGTTCCTGGGCCTGGCAATCATCACGGTGTTCGACACCGATTCCGATGTACTCGACTACGCCATCGTCGGCGATGGGACCGAGACTTGCCCGGTGGACACCTCCGGGATGTGGCTCAAAGGACTGACAGACGGAACCGCGATCAGCATCGCATCTGTCGGCCTGCCTGTGTTCAGCCCGGACGACAACCCGGCCAGCATCACGACCACCAATACGGGGGCCGTCGATCCAATCGGAACCCTGATGAAGCTCTTAAGCGATGCCGATGACACCTTCGATTGCTGCCTGTTCACGCCGAACGAGGCGTACAGCATGAGAAACCGGACGGGCCTGTAAGCCTTGATTTTTTCCATAAATTCAATAAATATTAAACTTTTTCAGGAGTCATAAGTCATGGCACAGCCTATACTTGCGGGGGCAACTTTCGCGGCGGGAATTCTTGCTCAGGCTTTAGGAACTTATAAGCAGCAATTTGAGGTCTCAAAAAATCGCCTTGGGGGTTGCATGGAAATCGACTATCCATCGACTCGTCGCGAGGAAATTTATGCATATATGACCACTCCTCCATTTCTAAATCGCTGGCCGGTAGGTCAAAATATGGAAATGGGAACATTTAAGGGGGTGCGCTATACCTGTTTAAATCACCGTTGGGCGCAAAGTGTGTCCTGGAATGCTTCAGACGCGGCAGACGACCAATTAAATTCCCTCCTGCTGACAGCGCGTCAAATCGGCCAGAACGCGGCGCAGCTCGATGAAAGGCTATTTTTCCAGGTCTTGACCGGGACGACCGATACGGACCTCCTCCCATCGGCGACCCCCAACGCCCCGGACGGCGTGGCGCTGTACAGCGCGACCGATGGGGCGGGCGGCGCACGTTTCGGCGTGTCGGGCGGAAACATCGTCACAGGGAACATCGACACGGCCATCGAATGTCGAACGGCGTATTGGACAGCCCTGGGGCAGTTCCGCAATATGCAGGACACGCAGGGGCAGCCCCTGCACGATGAGGCCGTGATCGACGGCCCCAAGATCCTGATCTACGGCGCAGCCAACGAGCAGGTCTTCCGCGAGTCGTTCATCCAGAACCAGGTCGCGGGCCAGGCCATGACAGGCGCAACCCCATCGGCCTCAAGCTCTGACATCGCCGCGTCCTCGAACCTGATCCAGGACAGCGACCAGGTCCCGAGCCTGTGGAGTACCCAGCGCATCAGCGACAACAACTCTTACCTGTTCCTGGAAAACTCGCCCATCAAGGCGATCTTCTCCCAGCTTCGGGAGCCGCTGCGCGAACAGGTCGCGACGATGGACAATTCTGACATAGCCAGGGATTCCGGGGTCGAGTCAGTTCGCTTCTGGCTCCGAAAGGGCGTATCCCCGAACCTGCCATACCAGACGATAAACCTTAATGTATAAAGGGTTTATGACTTTTTGCGCTAATTCTTAACAAAGGGGAACACGATGGCGAAGGCCAAGAAGAAGGCGGCGGAGTCCGTGGAGACTCCAGCCGCTGCGGAAACGGCAACGGCGACAATTGACGACCAGGGCGCGACGAAGGCGCAGACCGTCGAGGGCATCAGCTTCGAGGGTGAAAAGCGTTTTTTCATCGGCATCAAGAATAACGGGATGACCGATCCGCCTTGCCTCGCCGTAACCCTGGCGGGCGTGTCGGTCCCTGTGAACACCGCGCAGATCGAAACGGTCGATGATGGCGGCGACAACTGGCTCACCCTGGGCGGCAAGCTCAAGGGCGACTATCGGGATCTGACCGCCGACACGCTGAGAGCCGTCCTCCGCGCCCTGAGCTATCGCCGCGTCCGATGGTTTAAGAAAGAAGATGGCAGCGTCCGCCGCGCCTACGTCTACAGCTTCCAGCCGACCGGCGGGATGTCCGCCAATGTAAAGATCGAAGATACGGAGCCGCTGGCGGCCTACGTTGTCATCATCCCCCTGGCGGACGCGGTCCCCGGCCAGCGCGACCCGGAAAAGGAGGCATCCTGCCTCGACCTGTACCCGGAGCTGGCGGACCCGATGAAACCCGAATGAGAGAGTAAACGATGCCAACCCAGGACCAGGTCCAGACGCTCATCTCCTCACAGGTTGGACTCCTCCAGAATCTGTTCGCTGACAACACCTGGAACGCCGACACCTTAACGATGCGCGGCGACATCCAGGATGCGTTCCTACTCGCCCCGGAGATCGAGGAGGCGGTCGCCGCGACCCGCGCCATCCTGTCGTCGGCCCTGGGGACTTCTGCGGACATCCTGACCCCCGGCCTGGTGGAGTATGCGCGGCTGTCCGATGGCGCGACGACCCCGGTAAAAACGCCCTGGCCGTTTACGGACTCGCAAAGCATCATCGACCGCCTGGCGCGATTCATGGACGATGCATCGGAATCGGTAGTCTCGCGGAATGTAACCTTCGGCGATCCAGGCGCAACGCCCGGCGGCTCCAATGTAGGCGGCGGGACCATCGTACAGGTTACAGTCGATGCGGACGGCTACGCCATCGAGAGCGTCCCCGACTCCGAGGACATCAAGGCGATCTGCGTGTCGGATCGAAACAGCGGCAGCCCGATCCAGGAGGAGCTTTTCGAGTTCCAGGGCGGCGCGGCGGCCATCGACAACCTGGCGCACGAAGGCAGCGGGCGCGTCCAGACCATCAAGGGCTTGAGCGCGGCGGACTCCACGGCGTTTATTGACAATCCATCCTTTACCGACT